CAACCCTGCCGTCTGCCGTGAGGTACAGCCGTTCGGTTACTCGCATCGTCTCACTCCTTGCAAGGTGGCGGGATACCCAAGGCATCCCGCCACTGATTCTCTCTTCCCTCGTCCGGCTACTTGTTGATGTGCGCCATGATGAGGCTGTTCAGGAATCCCGCATTCGTGATGTTGTTGATCGACAAGAAGAACGGCTCTCCCACGTAGGGATGGATGACAGCCAGATCGTAGTAGGACGAGACCACCGATGCGGTCAGGTGTAGCTTCAGGCTGGAGTTGTCTCCCACCACACCGAAGATCATGACCTTGCCGAGGGCCGCGATGGCCGTCCCGCCGGCCCCTGCGTCCACTCCGACGATATTGTTGGTCAGCGTGATGACGCTGCCCGCGATGGATGCGATCGTGTTGAACTCCCAGGTGCCATCGGTAAGCTGGTAGGCGATGATGTCAGGCGTCGCCGCCGCGTTGCCGGCCGGGTCCGTGGGAGCAACGGTACACGTGATGGCCTTCTGCCCAGAGAGCGCGAGCACGGAGGCCGTGTTGCGCGACCCGGCCCCGTTGGCGTACATGAAGCTCGCCGTATGCGCCGTGGCCGCCGCGAGGTACTGCAGGCTCTTGAGCCCCAGCCGGACCCCGTCGATGGCCGGCAGTTCCTCCGTGATGGCGGTGTTGGCTGCCTCGGTGTGGTAGTCCTTGACCGTGAATGCGTGAACGTATGCTTCGATGCTCATGGTTTTTCCCTTTCCTTGAGCGTAGGATAAGGAGCCCCCATGCGAGGGCTCCCATACGAACCTACATGGCCGTGACGGCGCAGAACGCCGCCGGGCGATAGACCGGGAAGGCTACGCGGATCTCCGCCCGGATCACCAGCTTGTTGTAGATGAAGTAGTTGTCGTGGCTGTCGGTGATCTGGATGTCGATCCCCTTCTTCTCGAAGAGCTGGCAGAAGTTGGGGAAGTCCCCAACCAGCGCCGTGTGCTCGGTCTCCGCGTCGCTCTCGACCACGGGCAGGCCCCAGATCCTCGTGGGTCCGACCTGATCGGGATTGCCCAGGACGTACAGGCCATCGTCGGTCCGAGTGAGCCGCACTTCCTGGAAGTCGTTCGGGTGCATGATGATGACGTTCGGGATGGCCCGGCCCGTGACCCGCACCCGCTTGATCGCGTCGTACAGGGCATCGAACCGGTCCCCCGCGCGGACGAAGGTCTGAATCCCGGCGACGTTCAGGATCCCAGCCAGGTTCGGCGCCGCGCCGTTGCCGACCAAGAGCTGGCTATCCAGCCGCTGGCGCAGCATGAAGCCCAGACGATTGTTCAGGTAGGTGCGTACCCCTTCGACATCCTCCAGCTGCTCGGAGGTGACGGGAATCCACACCGCGATCTTGCGCACCGAACTGGAGCGCTCGGTCAGCGCCAGGGCCGCCTCGGGCTTGGCGCCCGCTTCATCGACCTCGGCAGCCGCGTTCGTGAAGGTCGTCTCCTCCATGTACACGATGGCCGTCTGGTTCGTGGTCCCTGGAGGGATCAGGTCGATGATCTGGATCGGCCGCGTGGCAAAGTCCACGACCTTGCCGGTGCGGATCGTCTCAGGCGCCCAGCCGGCGGCGGTCTGGAACAGGGTCTTCAGGTCCACGTTCTCCAGCATCGCCACCGGACCCTGCTTGCCGCCCTTGAAACCCGTGAAGGCTTCGCTCTTGACGAACAGGTCCCCGATCATCTGCGGCTCGAAGTCCTGCTTTTTGATGTCGGGGAACGCGACCCCGCCCATGGCCTCCATGGCCGCCTGGCGTTTCTTCGTGGCTTCCGAAGCGCCGTCCAGGGCGACCAGGTCGTCGATCTCCTTGCCCAGGTCCTCGAGCTCCTTGTTCTTGCGGTTGATCGCCTCGGCCTTGGCCTTGCTGTCCCCCTCGAGGGACGTGACCTTGTCCATGTCGAGCTCGGGCCCGGCCTCCTCGAGGATCTTGTGCAGGGCGTCCTGCTTGGCCTCGAACTCCTTTCGTTTCTCAACCAGCTTTGCAGAGGGCATCTTTGTGCCTCCTCTCGTTGACAGTTTTGTGAAAGCGCAGGTACTCCGCATACAGCGCGTCGTGTTTGGTCAGGACCCCTTCCAGCTCGCGGACGAGGTCTGCGAAGACCGTCTTGACGGCGGCGGTGCGCTTCATCGTTGCCTCGGAGGGGTGCCGGTCGTCGGCTTCCCGCAGTTCTCCGAGATCCTTGATCCGCTTCACGAGCCGCTGGGCGTCGGCTTGCAACGCCTCCATGTGCTCGGCGAGCGGCATCGAATCGGTATAGTGGGCTTTCGAGGCTGGCTCGAAGGTCCCATCGCGTGACTTGCAGTGCGCTTTGGCGTCGGCCTCTTCCCAGATGTCCGTCTTGTAGCGCAGTGCTTGGATCTCCGACTTGCCTTCTTTCACGCCATAGATCACGTCGATGCACTTGCCATCGTGCTTCTGCTCGCAGCTCTTGCGGGCAAACCGATCATACTGATCGGGGTCCTTGAGCCGGCAGGAATGCTCGTTCGGGTAGGGCTTCATGGCGCTCTTGATGTCCAGCAGTCGGGTCGCAACGCCAGCGCCCATGAGCACGGGGCTGACCTCGTTCACGCGGATGCGCTTCAGCACTCGGATGCGCTGGCCGTTTTCGTCGCGCATCTCGTAATCGATCTCCGGTAGGGCGTAGGACCACTCCTGGAGATCGCCCACGTTCTTGACCGTGAGGTAGGTCTGCTGGCCGGCCTGAGTATCGAGGAAGAACTGGCCGTCCACGATCGCCTCTTCCCCGCGCTCGAAGATCCGCCCCTTGCCCACCGGCAGCGCCCCGCCCCAGGAGCCGTGCCCGTAGGCCGAGACGATGACCTGCTGCTCCCCGAAGGCTCCGGGCAGGGTCAGGTCGCCGTCCTTGTCGATGACGTTCAAGGTCGCAAACACGGCCTCGAACCGGCCCTGGTCACCCTCGAGCTTCAGCTCGCGGAACTTGTACTGCTTCGTGATTTCCACTTCATCCTCCCACTACCGGAGCGAAGCTCAGCGTCCCGTTGGGGTGTTCGTCCAGGGCGTAGGCTTCGTCGATCGAAATGATCCGCCCGTTGCGCGCGATACAGTCCTCGCACGAGGTCGGCAGCTGGCCGTCGATGATCTGGACCTGCGCGATCCCGCCGCTCTTGTACGCTTCCAGGCTCGACACGTTCTGGGCGTACTTCGTCTCGGTGCGCCCGATCACCCGGGCCCGGGTCTGCGGATCGTGCCAGCGGCCCCCGCCCACCATCTCCTCGATGCGCGCGGCGGCCTCGTAGGGCCCCTCCCCCGCTTCCCGGGCGATGGCCAAGGCATCGAGCATCGCGTCTTTGCTCTGCTGGATCAGATCCACTAGGCCACGCCGGGTTCCGCCGGCGGCGATAATGTGCATCTCCGCGGCATCGCTGAAGCTGATCCCCAGCCCCAGCACGTTCTCGATGGTCGCATAGGTCGAGGTCGCTACCCGCAGGAAGTGCGGGCTGTACTCGGCGTAGCGATCGGCATGGAGCGCCACTGCAACGAGCTCGGCGTATACGTCATCCAGGTCCGTCTTCGTCTCCGCCCGGATCCCGAGGGTTTCTACCCCGCGGTCTTCCACGAGCTTCTCCCAGGCCTCCCGGGCCGTCCGGCCCAGCCGGCGGAACTCCCGGGCCAGCTCCTTCTCCCAGATCGCGGACAAGCGCACCCAGTCGGCCACGAGGGCCTGCGTGAGCCGGGCCTGCCACTCTTCGCCCTTCAGGCCCGCGGGGAGAAAGAGCTTGAACTCCGACACGAGCCGCGCCTTGCCGTCTCCGTTGCCGTTGTCCCCGGCGGATGCCGATGCCGGAGTTTCCAGCCGCCGACCGGCGGGAATAAGCATGGTGGCGATCGACATCTGGTAGACCTCGTGCTCGGGCTTCACTTCGTAGCCCAGCTCGCGCCGCCCCTCGCCGATGGTCAGGATGCCGCCGGCCACCAGGGTGCGCACCCGCTCGGCGTGCTTGTTCTCGTCTTCCTGCAGGACCCGCACGTCGGACAGGTCGAAGCCCACGTGCACCTTCCGGTCGGTCTCGAACTCCGGCATGAGCTGCACGTCCAGCTCCTCGGCGATGGTGTTCTGCATGGGGATGATGCAGTCCTCGTAGGCCGCCTCCCGGAGCTCGGCCATGGTCGCCCCGACCTTCGTCTGCTGTAGCCCCGTGCCGAAACCCACAACCGCGGCCGGCACCCCGAGCACCGCCGTCACGCGCTCCTCGGGGATCTCGCGCAGCCGGCCCAGGTCCAGCGCCTCCGGGGAGAAGGAGAGCTGCTTGATCTCGGTCTTCGAGCTCATCACGAGCGGCTCACCCCGGTTGTCCCGGCCGAAGCGCTCGCGGAAGAACTGCTTGACCGCGTCCTTGTCTCCCTCGGTGGCCTGTGCGTCATCCCCGGGGGAGATCACCAGCCCAGGCACGCCGAAGTTGCGCAACAGGGAGGCGGAGAAGTTGGCCGCCTCATCGTCGGTGAAGATTTCGCGGTACAGGCTCTTCAGGGGCGCCAGGCCCTTGCGAGTGTTGCGGGGATCCAGGCCGTTGCGGAAGTGGATCACGTCCTCGGGGTCGAGCTTGATCTGGGTGCCCAAAGGCTTGTAGCTGTAGTGGTCGATGAAAACCGAGCCGTCCACGGGCCAGTGCGGCTCGATCAGCCAGTGGGGGATGTACCAGAGCTGCGTCGGCTTGGCCTGGCCGTTACGGACCTTGACGAGGTACCCATTGCCGTCCGTGCTGTACGAGCCGGCCACGGCCATCATCATGGCTCGCCCGCTGTAGTACGGGTTGGGCCGGCGCAGGAGATCCAGGAGCGCGTGCTCGTGCTCCGTCTCCTCGTCCTTGATCACGACCATGGGCGCCTCGACGAACCGCCGGGCGATCCACCCCACCGTGGCCGCCACCACCGAGGAGGACAGGCCGTCCCCCACCTCCCGCTGGTAGTCGAAGCTGGAGCGCGGCAAGTAGGTCCCCCACCAGGTGGTCTGAGGGAACACGATCTGACTGAGAGCTTTCAGGGCACGGGCGAACAGTCCGGGACGTTTCATACGGGCCTCCAGCTCTTCCGCCCGGCGAGCTCCTCGAAGGCGCCAGCCGCGGCATCCGCCTGATCATCATGGCCGTACTCGCTCTCGTTTTCCGTGAGATTCTCCAGCTCGCTCAGGAATGCGTCATTCCAGGGCGCGCGCAGGAGCTTGACGTTGCCGGCCTGGGCCTGGGCGGCAAGCGGCTGCCACTTGAGGTACTTGCGCGTGGTCTCTGAGAGCGAACGGATGGAGTAGCCAGCGAGCAGGCGGTAGTAGTACCCGATCTCCGCCTTGCCCGCCTGGCCGGGATCCTTGTAGAGCACGACCGTGCATCCGGGGCCGTCCTGGCTGGCGGTGTTCTTGATCCGGGTCTCCACCTCCCCGGATTTCCGGCGGAAGCGGGCCACGTCGGTGATGAAGAAAGAGCCGTTGGTCCGTGCCATCTTCACGCCGGCGGTCCAGTCCGGGTCCTGGTTCTCCGGGTGCGGCTCGGTGGCGGCCCGGTCCCAGCACCGACACACCTTCTCGGGAGCGGGCAGGGCATCGAGGATCTCGAAGTCCGAACGGGAGAAGATCATGCCGGCGGTAGCCCGGACCTTCCAGTTGCCCTTGAGCAGCCGCTCTTTCTCGACCCGGGTGAGGGCCTGGAGGTTCGCCAGGTAGGTAGGGTTGGATTCCAGCAGGATGCGATTGTCGTAGATGCTAGAGGGGACGAAGGTCACGGAGAGGGGCTGCAGCTCGGGATGGCGCAGCACGTCGGCCGCGTAGTCCCGGGCCTCCCCCTGACTGTCGAACCACAGCACGTCATCCCCCGAGCGTAGCATCCAGCGCAAGATTCCGGCTTTGCTCTCGTCGGCGTACTCGCCCTCGTTGTCGAGCCACCAGCGGATCAGCTCCTTGACGAAACTATCGGGATCGGGATTGGTCGCCGCGCGGATGTAGGGCCGCACCCCGCACAGGGAGCGGTTGCGCGAGAGCAAGTACCAGAACTGCTTGGGCGTGAACTGGGCGAGCTCGTCGTACTCGATGAGCGGGATCTGCGCGCCCTGCCAGTTGTAGGCATCTTTCTCATGCTGGAGTTGCTGACATTCGATCTTGGCCCCAGAGGGGAAGGTCCAGCGGTAGGGCTGCTGGATCGGCTCGGCCCCCAGCGGGGCGTATAGCTCTGCGGCGGTATCCCACAGCCCGCCCTCGGCGATGATCTGCGGGACCGTGCGCCGGAAGATGACCGCGCCGAAGCGGGGGTTGCCTACGTGGCGCAGCGGCTCCATGAGAAGGGCCATGGTCTTTCCACCGCCAGCCGCTCCCCCGAACACGGCGATATCCGCAGGGGTGGACAGGAAGACCTCCTGCGGACCCGGCTGCGGCCGGATCTCAGTTCGTGGAGGCGACAGCGTCTCGAGCATTGTCAGGGACATAGACCACCACCGAGGTGCCGATGTTACCGCCGTGCTGGACCGACAGCGTGTGCTTGTACAAGCCTTCCAGCTCCATGATGAGCATTCGGGTTTCCCGGATCTCCCGCGAGAGCCGCGTCAGGTCTACCGCGTTGGGCTTCCAGCTCTTCGGGACTCCGTGCGGCTTCCGGTTGTGCTTGGCGAACGCCTTCTCGAGCTTCCCCAGCAGAACGCGCAGCTCGCCGATGTGGGTCTCAATCTTGTGCAGGGTGTCGATGGCGAAGATGTCGAACGTGTGGCCGTAGCGAATAGCACGATCCACGGAGGTGCGGCTCACGCCGAAGTCGGCACCCAGCTCCATATTGGTCCGGCTCGGGTTCATTCGCTTGGCGAGACAGATGTCGATGTAGCGCTTCTGCTTGACGCTCAGCACGCGGAGGGCCTTGAGCCTACGATTCGGGCGCCGGCACGAGCGCGATGAAATACTGAGCTATCGCCGTGGCCAGAGGCGCCACCACGATCCAGAACTGGTTGCCAGGTGAGAACTGATCCACGATGAGTTGTGCCAGAGCCACCAAAAGCAATAGGGCCTTGCCCGTGATGCTCTGCCAGGCTTCCCCGGGGAGCAGCCCCAGCACGAACTGCGCTACCCACGTCAGACCCGGCATCAGGATGGCCCATAGTGGGATGAGTAGCGCGGCGCTGGGATCCAGAATCGCGCCGAAGATATCGACGATTCCAGCGCCCACAGCTACGGCCAGCAGCAGGAACTTGCCGACCCATACGTACCATGGTTTCTTCATGGTTCCTCCCAGTTTGTCCGCCGAATAAAAAAGGCGGTGGACCGGCCACCTGACGCCTTGAGCAGTTCACCCAAGGGAGTCAAGCGACCGGCTCACCGCCTCCGTTACTCGGTCGGCAGTCAACCGATCTTGAACTATCGCCCTGAACCTACATCATGCTGTACGCTTTTGTCAACACCTTCTTTTCGAGTTTCTCGAAAGATTCGTTCGGCCCACTCGACCTGACCGCCCCGCAAGTGAAAGATCACGCCGACCTCGCCGTATGCGACGCGG